CCGACTTGTCACCGAGGCCCATGCCCGCATTGACGTATTGATCGTAAACACCGAGCCGCCGCGCCGCTTGCTCCTGATCGCCGCCGCTGTTGTGGAACAGTTCAAGCACGCGTGCGGCCACGCCGGGGTCGATACCGGACGCTTCCATTGAACGGCGCATGTTCGCTAGTTGGCCGATGCCGCCTTTCGTGTTGCGTGCCGTGTCCGCGAGTTGCTTCATCGCCGTGAACGCGTCCGCCTGTCCGGTCTGCTGCTTGACCCAACTTTGCCAATCGGTGTTCGTCCCGCCGTGTTCGTAGGTGTTCTCCCCGGCGTTGCTCCGCGCCCCGAGGTTGTTGTCGGTTTCGTACTTGGCGCGGGATTCGTTCGTCCCGCCGAACTGATCCACGCCGGTCAGCATCTTCTGCATCCACGGAGTCCCGGCAAGCGTGGCCTGTGCGCCCCTTTGCCGGTTCGCCATGTCCGCGTAGGCATTCCCCGAGGTCGCGTTCGCCATGCCGCCGATCATCCCGGCCTGTGCGGGCGGTTGCTGCCCCTTGCTCTGCATCTTGCTCTGCGCGTACTGCTGGATCGCGCCGCCCTGCATCGGCTGCGCGGCGGTGGCGGGCGGCGTAGTCGCGGCGGGCGGCGGGACAGCGGTGTGATCCTGTCCGTCATAGCTTGAGTACGATGCGGGCCGTGGGTTCTGCGCGAGTGCCTGTTCCGCCGTCATGGAAGCCCCGCCAGCGGGCGCGGGCGGCTGTCCGCCCTTGTTGCCCGCCTGACCCTTCTGCGCCCCGCTGTAGGGCTGTACTTGGGCGCTGGCGGTGGTCGTGGTCGGCGTGGCGGTCGATTCAAGCGGCGTGGACCCCTGCGCGGCGGCTTGCGCCGACTGCGCTCCCTGCACCCCGGCGTTGTACGTCCCGTTGGAGTTGTCCACGCCGGTCCCCGAGCCGTAGTTCGGGTTCGGCAGCGTGGTGCCCTTGGAGCCGGTTTGTCCTTGTACGCTCATCAGTTCGTCTTTCGCGGTTCGCAGCCGCGCGGCGGCTTGAGCCAGCGGCATTCGTCCTTGAACATCGTGTAAATGCGGAGGTCGCCGCCGGGGGCCGCGTCCTTCAACGTGGCTTCCAGCTTGAACCCGATGTGTTCATCGAAGCGCCGCGCGGCGTAGTTCATCTCCGGTACGAGGCCGGTGATGCGCTTCACGCCGCATTCAACGAACGGATAATGAAAGACGTACCAGAGGAACTCGCGCGTCATCCAGCGAGCGCCCGGCTTGGCCGCAACGTGCATGTTGATGTTCGCGCCGTTGTAGCCCTCGTACCAGACGCACGCAAGGATTTCGGCTTGGCCGGTTTCGTCGTCTACGTCGATCAGGCCCACCGCCCGCCCGGCAACGAACGCACCGTGGCTGTCCGTCATGCGTTCCATGAACGGCGCAAGCTGTTCCTCGCAGTTGATGACGATCTGCTTCATAGGATGCCGTGGCCTTCCTCGCTCAACAGGTCGGTGCCGATCCAGATCATGCCGCGCGATGTCGATAGCTTGAGGAACGGCGCGGCGCAGAAACCGATTTCGCCCACGCCCACCCATTGATTGAAGATGCGCGATGCAATCGCCCACTTGGCTTGATCCCAAATAGCCTGATTCCACAGGGCGACTTCCTCCGTAGCGGACGCGGGTGGGATTGGCGGCGAGTCGTCCTCAATCTGAAAATCCACGTTAACGCCAAGGCGGAACTGAGGCTCAACCGGCGCTTGCATCGTAGCGCGAGCCATCGTGATGTGCTTCTGCTGTGCGCCGCGTCCAAGGTAGGCGAACGAACCGAGTGCGGTGCCTTGGATGGCTCCCCCGAAACTCTCGGTAAAGTCAAAAGCGTCGAGAGTCCCGAACCATCCGTGACCCACGATGCCGAGCGCCGTTCCGAAGTAGATTTCGCTGTCGTGGATGGCCCACGCCGCCCCGTTATAATTTTCAAATTCACACCACGCCCCCGTGACCGTGTTCATCACATATTGGCGGTATTGCGTGGGGTCGGGCACGTTGACGTAAAGCTGGTTCGCCCGATTGTGAACGATTAGCTCCCACCCGAACCGCGTCGAGAAGTCACCTACGTCCTCACTCAATTTCAACTGGATCAAATCGGAAAGCGGCGTCGGGTCCAGCACCTTCGACTGCGCGAGGATCGAAGTCAGCGGCAGCACGCCGTCCTCGCACAAGATCAGCAAGTCCGAGCCGTACTTGACCGCGCAGCGCCGACCAATCGTTGCGCCGATCTTGTAAACGCCGTCGAGCGTGAAGCCCGCCGCCGTGTCGGGATCGAACCCGGTGTAAACCGCGATGTCGCCTTCCGACGAAATGAACACGGCATGGTCATCCGCGCCGGTCGCGGCGTCCACGGTCCATGACTTCACGCATTGCAGGAAGCCGCCGCGCATGAAGGTTTCACCGACGCCGAACCGCTTGCACACACCCTGCACCTGATCCACCGGCAAGTACCATGCGGTGCCGCTGTCCTTCTCCGTGAACCACAGGCGGCGGTGGACAAGGTGAACGTGAATCAGCTTGTGCGGGTCGAACGTGCCATCCAGCGAGGTCAGCACGCAATCGGTCCATGTAGTGCCGTCGAACTTCTGCGGGATGTCCGCGCCGTTCACCATGACGAGGAAGTTGTTGTTCACGTTCGTCATCTGCGTGTACTGCCAGCGAGAGTTGGTGAACCCGGTCAACTTCTGCGACGGCGTGCCGTTCTCGGGCGTGACATCGAACAGCTTGTTACCCGCGATGGCGAACAGCTTCTCCACGCCGTTGCTGCCCGCGTAGTTCACCAGCGTTTCGATGACCGCAGCGGGGTCTAGTACTTGATGCTTCGCCCACCCAAGGCGCAGTTGTGCGCCGAACCGCTGCGGGAAGAAATTCTTCATCACCACAGCCTGATCCGGCTGCATCGCCATCAGGGAATCACGCGCGTTCAATCCCCCCGTGGGGGCGGGGATTGATTTCAAGTCGGAGACTTGCCGCGCCGCGAGCGCGAGATTCGATTTCACTATCGTAACCACCGCATCGTTGGAACTTGAATGCCCCCGAACAGCAAGCCGAGAAGAATGATGACGCAGATCAGGGCAAGTATCGCCTCGGCCACTTTGCCGAACGGTTCCGGCAATCCCATGCGCCCGAGGAACCACCAGACGATGTAGAAAACGATGCCTAGAACGATGACCGTGACGAGCAGACCGATGAGATTTTCCATACTGTCCTCCTAGCCTTTCGTGAAGTATCCGACCACCATCGCAACGATTGCGGCGACGGTGCCCTTCAACACCATAGAGATGAGTCGTACTTTCGCCTCAAGTACCGCGATGCGCTCCCCATCAGTTTGCGGGCCAGTTTCCATCGGGAATGTTGTAAATCGTGATGAGCGGGAATTGCGGCGACCGCGCCAGCGACAACACCGGCCCGCCCTGATCCTGTGCGATTGCGTCGTCTAGGTTGCTCTGCCAATCGGCAGCGAACGATGTGGTATCGAACCCCTTCGCGGCGTAGAAGCGGAACTTGATGCCGCTCACCATCAGCCGGTCATCGAAGATGCAGGTGTCCGTGTCCTTCACCGCTTTGTTCAACCGCGTAGGGATCGGGTCGGGCAGCGTGTCGCCGTCGATCACCCATCCACGGCTGACGTAGAAATACGAGAGCGTGAGAGGCAGGGGCAATCCCCCGCCGCCCACGTTCGCGCCCGGCACCGGCCACACTTCGATAGTGTTACCGACGAGGCGAAAACGCTCGCGCGGCCCGGTGGAGAGGATGCCCGATTTGAGGTACTGCCATTGCTGCGGCGTTTCCGGGCCGATCATCGGCCACTTGTTCGTCTGGTCCCACTCCGTCTGTGTCAACGGACGCGCGTAGTCGGCGGGCAGCGGGTACGCCGCCTGTCCGTCCACGCAGTTGATCGTCGCTTCCCCGAACAGGTTGCGCCAGAAGCGGCGCTTCACCAGCATCTCGCCGGTCGCGTTGTAGAGCGCGAAAAGCTGCTGCGGGATCAGTTCGGGATTGGCGGCGACGGATGTCGGCATCTGCACCGACATCTCCGCGCACGCGGTCCGAATGACATTAAGGACTGACGAGTTGGTGCTTGGCATTTTCCAGCGCCTCGAAACGTTGGTTGACCTTCCGCAATTCCTCTTGCAGATAGTTCACCTGTCCCTGCAAGTTCGCGTTCTCTGCCGACAGCTTCTCGGCCAGCGCGGCGTCCTTCGCCGCTTCCAAGTACGTCTGTGCTTTGCGCTTGAGGTCGTTGAACCCCATGATGCGCGAACCGTACACATCGGCAAGGTTCGCCAGTTGCTCCACCGTCACGATGTTGAGGTAAAACAATTCATCCGCTTGGGCACGCGTAATCGCGGGCCACTCTTGAATCGGCATGCCTTCGACGGTCTGCATCTGGTTCTGCTCAAACTGCGACCATAGCCGCGCGAAGCGGCGCTTGTGCTGGTTGTTGACGGACGTATTGATGACCGTGTTGCGGTCGCCGGGAACGAGAATCTTCACGAACGGAACGGCATCGAACACCGGATGCCCGGCTTCCGTCGATTTTTCCTCGTTCTTCATGGAACCCATATAGAACTGGACGTACAGTTGCTCATCGCCCGGTTGCATCGGGGGTAGCTGTTCTTGCTGCTGCGGCATCATCTGCATGGTGAATCCTCTCGTCTGGTTGGTTAACGAACGGTGATGGATGTTGCGGTGACGGTGATGTAGTTCAGCGTGGGCGATGCGTTGCCCACCAACGAACGGATGCGGACATCATAGATCGACGCCGATGAGTTGTTGGTGACGATGCCGCCGAAGGTGACGGACACCGGGTTGGCTGCGCCCGCGCCTTCCCCGGCGACTGCTTGCTTGACGTAGCCGGTCGCCATGCCGTTGACGTACAGTTCCAGTTCCACCGCGTCAGCGGCGGCGAGTTCCAGCGTGGCCTGTACGGTGACGTTCGCGGCGTTGGGGAAGTCCGGCCATGTCAGCGTGCCCAAGCCGCCGTTGACCGTCCACGGTGCCTGTGCCGCGCCGACGCCGTTGTAGGGAGCGATGACCACCGGGGCCGCGCCGACCACGCCGAGCGGCAGCGGCGTTTGCCGGGACGCTATGGCAAATGCCGGACCGAACGATTCGATGACATCGTTGAAGAACGAACGAATGACGGACGGAGTAATCGCGCCCGTGTTGTTGTCGGGGAAGTTCGCGTTCACTTCCGCCAGCAACTCCGCTACCGTTTTACGCGCCATTATGCGAATCCTTCCGAGAATGCTGCGCTGAACGCCCCTGCGCCGCCCCACGGGCCAAACCCCGAGGGTGCCGCGAATCCCCACGACGCCGACGCGAACCGCGCCGTGGCTTGCGATCCGCCCGCCGTCACGCCCATCGGGTACAGGTCCGTCCCCGGCGTCAAGGTGAACGTCGGGTTCGCGCCCGTGGCCGGGTTGCCCGACAGAATCCAAGTGCCGTTCTTGCCGAACCACACCTTGCCCGTGTCAACATCGACGGCGATCATCATCACATCGTTGGCAACGTAGGTGACGCCGGTTGCCGTACTGGCGTTGCCGTTGAAAGCGAACGCGGGCGACACTTGAATGAGCGCGAACACCTGTCCCGCCGTGCCGCCGTTGCTCGTCACGGGCACGGTGCTGCCGCCGACGCCCATGCGCGGGTAATTCGTGCCGCCTATGGTGTTGACCTGTACTTCGTAGTAGAACTTGCCGGTCGTGAAGTGCGCCGTGCCGCGAACGAGGTTGTTGGATACGCCCGCCCCTGTGGCGACGAGGTTGCCGCCCGACAGCGTGATGCTCGCGCCCTTGTACGCGGGGTCCCACGTTACTACCGTGGGGCCAGCGCCGCCCGAGTCGATGCACAGCGCACCGTCGATTGTGACCGGCCAGCCATGCACATACCCGGCGATGGGGCCGCCCGCCGAAATTGCTACACCGCCGAGTGGTCCGACTCGTATGCCGTTGACGAACAGCGGCGCACCACCGGGCAG